AAGTGAAGAAAAAAACAATTTAATAGGATCACCTTTTTTGTGTTGTTTTATTTCATTAGGGAATTTTGCGATTGCATTTTTTATTACGGTGCATCTACCAGGAGGCACTTTAAACATCATTCTATATTTTTCTGCACACCAATGACTATTAAAAACATACCAAGAATATTTTTCGTGGTTTGATGGATCTTTAAACCAAGGTGCTAAGTTAGGTTGATCGTATGAATTTTGTATCCATAAAATATTTATTTTATCTTTTGCCAAAGGAATTTTTTCTGGGACAGAAGTAGTTATTTGAAAATTGTCTAATAAATTATTATCAACGTGCTGATACAGTAAGTTATACTGTAATTCGGTTCCTCCGATAGGCTGCATAAAATATTATTGAGTATCGCCTTTTGTATGAAGTGATGCAACTGTAACTTCTAAATCTTGTCTGAAGTCATCATTAGTTGTATCTGTATTTGGATCAGCCACGTCTGCATCAAATGCTGCTTTATCAGCATAGACTTTGCCTGTTCTTTTATGCTTTACTATTTCTTTTACTTTTGCTGGAATTATTGTTTCATCTGCCATAATAAAAATTATTATACATTTTATGTTAGGGTTGTAAAGTCAAAGTTAATTATTGTTCTAGTATTATTATTAATAGGTGAATTACCCGCATGAAATGTACGTCCAGGAAATAAAATTGCTGAACCTTTTTTTGGAGAAACTCTTTTAATTATAGTGCCTTTTTTTAAATATGTGTCTTTACTTCCAACTTCATGTTCTTCAGCAAAAAAGAATGTATCTCCATCTGTATCATGCACATAATATACTAAAGACATATAATTTTCTAACTCTGGTAGATCTACATGGGGAGGTGTATATTTATTTTCGTCATGGCCTTTTGCATAAAAAGTTTTTCTTACTCTTATTCTCTCTAGTTGATCTAATTTAATATCTGCTCTTTCTTCTAAATAATATAATATGGGTTTTACGGCATGAAAGTGCACAGAAGCGATATCACCATCCCAAAATAATATGTGACTAGCACCAGGAGCTTCTATAATATTTTTGTCAAATTTAAACTCATCTGGGTTTCTTGAAATTTTATTTAAAACAGACCATTTAATATCATCGTTCTTTTCGAATAAACTTTCTAATTCGTTTTGAAAAGGTAAAGGTATAAGATTTTCAAAAACTTTAATTTTATCTTCTGTCATTTACCTCTGCCTTGGCGGTTGTATTTTTTATAAGATCTCGCAACATGTTTGTTTAATTTTTTAGAATGACGACCAGGCCTTTTACGAGGTTTTGGTCGAGGAACGTAATGTGTAAATTTTACTCTAGCCATTTTGGTCAGATCTACTAATTTCTAGAATATTTACTGATCCGCTAACTTTGTCTGTCGCACTATTTGTTTGCAATTGTAATACATCACTAGCTTCTAAAATAATTATTCCGTCATTTAATTTAGCAGATAAAGATGCTGCAATTGATTTTGCTGCAAGAGGTATAACAGTTAAACTATCAGATGCATCTTTCATTCTTACAAAACAACTTACTGCGGAAGAGTCAATGTTAAAAGCTTGTATGTTTTGTATTATGGCCGTTGCATTAGATGGGCATGTATAAACATCAAACGCTGCTGAAGTTGTCAAATCAAACGGGACATTTTTATATACATTAGCCATTTATAAAAAAATTAAACCTTTCTAATTCTTGTTTCAACTCTTCTTGAAATGCAAAATTCAGTTGATTTTTCATTTGATTAATTGATTGAGTAACCTGTTGTTGATTACCTTTATCATATTCATTGGTTGGATCTGGTATGTTAACTGTTATTTTTGCCATTTTTATTAAACCAAGCCACTATAACATATCTATTTCCTTTTGTTAACTTAGAAACACAGTGCCTTATATTTGCAGGAAACTTAACAATTTTTCCAATAGTAGGCTCAATTGTAATATCACCTACCATAGTTCTGCCTCCTTCATAATCATCATTTAGATATGTTATTGTTGTATAATCATAATATTTTGTATCGTCATGCCAATCATGATATTCATTAACGGGCCAATATACTATTTCAATATTTTTTAAATATTTATCCGAATATAATTTTTCATAAAACTCTTGTAATGATTTTATTGTAGGGTCTTCTATTTGATGAAAAGGTAATACATATCTATCACCAAACATATGTGATTTGTTTAGGTTTGATTTAATTAAATCTATACAATAATTACAAATATTAGGATGTAAAAAATTTTTATCTTCTTCCATCTGGCTGTACATCTGCTCTAAATGTACCATATCTCCAGGTTTGTCCAGTAGAATTATTTGAAATTTTTAGACTTGCCGCTCTTCCTCTTGCTCTAGTATCTATTTTTTTTGTAGAGCTAGTTATAGTGAAAGGGCCTAATGGTGAGGAAGATGCGGTGTCCGAGGGAAAGTCTTTTAAATTTATTGTTACAATCGCATTGCCTGTAAGCCTTTTAAAATCTGGTATAAATCTTCTAACCTTAGTAAATACTTCTCCATCACCATCAACGTGCAACATAAAATCTCCACTTTCTACAAAAGCTTCAATTGCAGTGGTAGTTGTTCCTACAACTTGATCAGTGCCTACTTCGTGTGCATAGTAAGTTGATGCTCCGTTTAAATTACTTACTCCTTGTATGGTTGGAAAAGTTGGAGTTCCAGTGCTGTTAAATTCTGTCTTATATGGTTTCTCAAAAAGATTAGCATCGTGAGCCGTGGTTCGTGAGAGTGAATTAGTGTACCAACAATTTTCTTGTCTATTCCAAGTTACTGATCTCGTGTTATCATCCGCAGTTGCTTGTGGATAATACCAAGTTACTTCATTAAATAGAGCATTAACTCCAGCATATACAACTTTACCAGCATCAAAATTAAATCCTAGATCTCCTGGATTGTTAGTTGTAAAAACAAAATCTTCAACACTGCAAGGTAATGTTTCTACCGTACCATTAAAAATGTTAAACCCTCCAGCATCATCCATCCAATAAACAATACCATCTGAGAAAGCCATTGCGTGTGGGCCTACACATCCGCAATTAGATCCAACCTTTCTAATACTAAAGGTAAATGGTGCACCAACAAATTGTATAGTGTAAGCTGCGGTATCAGTTGTAACTAAAATATAATCTTTACCCTTTACAGCAGCCCTTATCTCTGTTCCGTCATCGAGTCTAAAAGTACCCGCAGTATTAGTGGACGTTGGTTCATAAACATTAAAATTTTCTTGATCTGAAAATCTAATAAACATTTTATCTTGTGATGTAGTTTGACCAATGGTCGTTTCAGTTCCTAGGTGTATTAAATGCCTATCTTGGTCTGAAACGATTGTCATTGTTGATTTAGTCGGAGCTCCTGTCATTAATGTAGCTCGTACATCCAAGGCGTTTGAATTATTATTAATAGGCTGCCAAGTGAAAGTTCTGCCGTTTGCAACAGTAGCTACTAAAACTTGTCCAAAATTATCTAATGACCAATTGGCAGGATCGAGTGCAAAAGCAGTAGATAGAGAAGCCTCACCCCAACCTGTAAATACTTCTACAAACGCTCCGCTATTGTGAGCTGCTGTGCTAGTTCCGTTTACAGCTCTTGTAATTCCTGTAATTGAGGTGCTTGTTAATCCAGTGTAAGAAATTAATTCATTGTCTACTTTTATAACTCCAGCAGAAGGAAAGCCAGTGGTTGAGTTAATGTTGATCGTAGTACCAGATCCTCCAGTTCCATTGGCATCGTTTAGTAGAGCTCCGTTAAGGGTATCGTTTACTCCAGTAGCTCCAGACCAAGCTCCTGTACCCCAACCATATCCAAAAGTTTGACTTATCGCTCCAGTCGTCACATATCTGTTTATAGTGCATGAGCCACTGGTGTTTGAGTTGTTGGAAGCCGTAGGCATGGTAATTGTAAACTGCGTTGCAGACAATCTGTTAGTGCACTCAAAAGTATTGGTTGTGAAATCTGAAGTTGAGTATCCAGATCCAGTGGGTGCAGTTACTGAAGTAAAAGTAAACAAATCTCCTTGGTTTAAAGAGTGTCCAGATAAATTAACGGTTACGGTTGTAGTTCCGTTAGTCGTGAAGGTTCCTCCAGTTTGTGCTGTTTCTAAAGGTGTGATGTCGTAAAAAGCACTACCATAATAGATTAACAAAGCTTTATGAGTACCAATGGCAGCATAAATTCTACCATCTAAATCTGTATATTGGTGTTGTGCTCTTGCTACACCTACTAAAGTATTTGCCGTAAGCTTTTCCCAACCACCTATTTTTTCTGGTAAACCATATCTAAATCTAACAAAATCACCATCTACATACTGGCCTTCAGCAGCAGTATCAGTAATTTGTTTATTATAACCAGGACGTATGTTTATTAAATTTAAGGCCATAACGAATTATAACTTTAATTATTTGCCTTGTATAGGTTCATCCCCTGTGGAGTACATTTTCTTTACATCTGGATCCATTTTTGCTGTCCAATCAGCTACAATTTTTATTAAATTATTAGAAAAATGTCTAAATGTTTGTGGCTCCATATATAACGCACCTTTTGTAAACAATATCCATCTTTCTCTCCAAGAAAATTTTATTTTACATGAACCATCTGATAAGTTTTGTTGAAATTGCATAATTACCTCATACTATAAAATCACGGCCATCAAACTTTTGATTGGCATGTGGGCCGTTTTTGTTTACATAATGTAGAAAAACTTGTGAGTGCCAATCTCCTTCAAATTCTTCTCTTCTATGTTTTAACTCACACCCCATATAAATACAAGCTTCACCTGGTTTTAAATCCAAAGCTTCGTCTTCCATATATATAGGCCAGGGAGTACCATCACTACCTAACATAACAGTAACACTTATCTCACACGCAGGTCTATCTGTATGTTCTTTTAAATCAGATCCAAAACTATACATCCTCCAAAAAGAATATGTAGGTAATAATTCTAAGCCAGTTTCTCTTTCCATTAATTTTAATTTAGTAAGTAAAATAGAGTCTGCTAAAGCATCGCCATGAAACATGGTATCACCAACTGGGCTTTGCTTCCAATCAAAATTTGTTTGATTATATCTATGTCTAATTATTGTGTAATTTTTAAATAACTCTATTTCGTTATCTTCTAAAAATTTTATTTTTTTATATTTAAAATCTTTTCCTATTACACCGCCCATGATACTACTGTATACCTAATTCCTTCCTCTACTGGTTTTACTGTATGTGGATACATAAAACAACTTGGCCAAATAACTAATCTTCCAGGTTTTGGTATAACTGACATTTCATTTTTTCCTTGTGGATCTCTAAACATTAAATCACCGCCTGTATAATCATTATTTAAAAACATTATACAACTAATTGATCTAGGTATAACCTCACCTGCATGATCTATATGCCAATTATAAAATCCACCTTTTTCATATTTTAAGATTTGTAAATCTGTAATACCTTTAATAAAAAAATCAGATAATTGTAAATCTTGTGCATATCTCGATATGTAATTTAACTCAGTTGATGCAATTAAATTAGCCCAATGTACGTTTGTCAATGATTTATTATTTGGTCTTAGATCTATATTTTTAGTATCTCTTATTTTTTGATTAACAGTTTCTGCACCTTTATTAGCACCTGTTATTCTTGCTTGATTAAAATGTGCTTTGTTACACCATTTGATTAATGTGCATATTGCAGTTAAAGGTAAAACATCATCATAGTACCTAATCAAATCCTTTACTTCCATGATTTTTTATTCCAAAATCTCTGCTTGTAATTATATAAAATTTTTAGACCATAGTTTAATCTAAAACTATAAATATCCTTTGTAGTAAGTTTACTTATTTTCATTTTCCAAGACTCTCTTTTAAATGGTATGATTTGAACATAAGGCGTACCTTTTTTAATCACCGTATCTAATACAGGATATTTATCTCCATTTATTACAATAGGAAAATTAATTTCACTAATAAATGTATCAGTGTCTACAATACCAGTTATAGGATAAAATCTATCATCTTGATTATTTTGTAAAGGCATAAATAAACAAGAATATCCAGGAGGTGTTTTAATACGCCAAGGATTTAAAATTTTATGATAGGGTAAATTTTTATTTTTTTCATGAAAAGGACATTTTCCTAATTGGCTAGGGTCATGAGTTTGAATACTATCATTGTTAATATTTAATCCTTTTACGTTAGCAAACATACCAGATAGACTCGCTGCTGATAATTGTGCAGCTATTGGTTTGCCTTCATCATCTTTTACATTATGCCTTATAGCTAAATCTTGTGGCATTCTAAGAATGTAACCAGAAGTTAAAGCATCTAAAAAAGGCATACACCCTTTTACAGTTCTTTGCTCAACCGTATGATTTAATTCTTTAAACCAACTTGGAATATTTAATTTCGCTGGTATTGGATAGTCTTCTTTTAAAGCGAGGTAATCCTCTTGAGTAGAAAACTCAATAACCTTATCAAACATAAGGTATATTTATTAGATTTCTCTATAAGAATCAACCGAAATAGAATTTTTCTCTAACGCTTCAACCCAAGAATTTTGAACACAATTCACTGGAAAAGTGATACCACTATAATCAATGCTTCTTATTGCATCTACATCTGATTGTGTGTATGGAAAACCATCACCATAACCATTAACCATTTCTTCCAGTTTGTCTGCATGAGCAGCTATACCATCTTTAACCGCTTCAAGAGTTACATCAGAATTTTGGTGTTCTTCAGTAATACCATTAACTATTTGAGAACCATCTGGTAGAGGATCTATTGAAATATTATCTCCATCCCAAACCCATGAGTATCCATATTTTATTTTATTGTAAGTATCCTCGTCAATTTCTTTAGATACCGTACCCTCATATTGAGATAACCAATAATCTTTATTTGAGTCATTAGGTGTAATGTTAACCCAATTTTTAACTCCAGCGTCTTCTCTATAAATAATATGTCTAGCCATGATTATGTCCCTGCGTTGTCGTATACTATAATAAAGCCACTTCCTCCAGAAGATCCAGAGTTACCAGAAGAGTTGTCTGGGTTTCCTTGACCTCCAGAGCCACCAGAACCACCAGGCATTAAGTATCCGATGTTTGTTGAAATATTTGTTACTAAACCAGTTGGAGCTGAGTTTCCAGAGTTACCAGAAGATGCACCAGGGAATGGCGGAGATCTTCGTCCTCCATTACCTCCGTTACCACCATTTGCAGTTCCAAATATTGATAAGTTAGTTCCATTACCTGCGGATCCAGAGCTACCTTGGCCTCCTCCGCCACCGCCTCCGCCACCGTTCCCGACAGCGTATGGATATCCGACACCACCTTGTACAGCACCGAAATAGAAACCAAAGTGACCTGCACCTCCAGAGCCTCCGTTAGCACCAGGGTTACCCCCGCCACCGCCTCCGCCTCCGCCTCCAGCACAAAGATATGCCCCAGCACCGTTAGCGTTGTTGTTAGCTGTGTAAGTTCCGTTTCCACTATTATCTATTGTTTTTAAAAGAAACGCTCCAGCACCTGCACTTCCAGATGATGCAGCAGTTAATCTTCCTTGAGCGTCAACTGTGATAGAAGCTGAAGTGTATGATCCAGCAGTTACAGCAGTATTGGAAAGTTTGTCTGGCGTAATTGCATCGTCAGCGATTTTTGCTGTTGTAATTTGAAGATCTGAAACTTTTGCAGTAGTTACTTGGTTATCAGAAATTTTTGCAGTTGTAATTTGATTATCCGAAATTTTTGCAGTTGTAATTTGGTTCGCAGAAATTGCAGCAGATAAAACTGCGTTAGCAGCTAATCCACTAGATCCAATAGTTCCTCCTAAAGTATCTAAGGAAACTTCTTTGATGTTAGTTCCGTCTGAGTAAGCTGCATAAACTTTAGCTGCATCTAATGTAAATCCACTACCACTTGCAGTTTTAAAAGTTAGGTTAGTTGGATTAGTTACAGCAGAAGCGTCTAAAATATAAAATTTTTCAATACTATCTGGGATTGTAAGGACAGAAGCACCAGATAAAGTAATAGTTGCAATTTTTAAAACCATGTTTCTTGCATTTGATAATGCAGCATTAGACATGACTAGAGCAACTGTTCCGCCATCTGTTAAAGTAATTGCTTCAACACCAGCGATAGCTTGTTGTACTAAGTTTAAGTTTGTATTTGTTTTATCACCCCATGTACCAGCGTTTTCGCCAGTTACCATCAATTCGAGTTTTAGATCCGATGAAAAACTTGATGCCATAATTTAACTCCTATTAAAAAATTTTACCTTATTAAGCTGCTAAGTCAACCTCAGTCCAAGTAACAGGGGTTCCAACGTCAACCTCAGCCCATGCTATTATATTAGGGCTGATTGTGGCAGAAGTCAATACTATGCCAGTTGGTACAACAACTCCAGTACCCACGATATCAACTTGACCTACGTTTGTAGATGCAGATGCTCCAGTAACGTCATAAGCAAATTCAATAGTTATATCCCCACTTTGAGTTATGGTTATAGGTAATCCAGACGGCTGTACTATACCAGTACCTATTTGATCAGAGTTTCCGATATTTGTAGTTAAAGATTGTCCAGTTACAGGTACTTCTTGAAGAGTGCCTCCTTCAGCTTGACCTATGTTTACAGATGTTGAGTTTCCAGTTACAGGTACGTTTGCATGTCCAACAAAAGTTAAAGTTCCAATGCTGCCTTGGATATGGAAACTATGTGCAATTTCTGTATCACTATTCGCTACTGTTCCAACAGGGGTTATTGCAGTTTGTAGTGCTCCAGAGAAAGTTACTTCTACTGTGAAATCAGTAAATGCATCTTCATTTCCGATTGAAGCAGACATAGGAATTCCATTTACTCCTCCACCTATGACAGAGTAATTTACACCCCAACCTAAGTTTCCGTAGGTATCTCTACCCCAACCTTCACCAATTAAGAAAGTTGGATCAACGGTTAAAGTTCCAGTTGTTGGAGCTAATGCTATTCCAGTTGGTTGAACAATAGCGTTTCCTACTGGTGCACTTTGATTTCCAACAAAAGTAGAAATTGCAAAACTATCTACTTCTTGTAAATGATCAATTCTTGAAACACCTATACCAGTAACTACTGAAGCACTTACGGAAGAAACTTGCTCAACATGATCAATAACAATAGTTGGGCTTGAAAGTGAAACGGTTGCAGATTGACCTGTTAATAAAGTATTTCCAGATAATCCCCAAGCACCAAATCCCCAAGATTTAATACCCCAACCATTGTTTAAAATTTGTTGATCTGAATTCCCAATGTTTGTTTGTAATGCAATACCACTAACTTCAAATTCTTGAAATACTTCTATGTTAGCAGCAGATATAGATGTAGATGCAGAAACTCCAGTAACTAAAACATCTGAATTTGGTACTTCACCCCAGTTACCAAAACTCCAGGTGTTAGCTCCCCATCCTTCTGCGTGAAAAGCTTCTGTGTTGCCGATGCTTAGAGATAATGCAATACCCGAAACGGATACAGTGTTTACGTCTGTACCCCAGCTATTAGCATTCCATGTTCCTTGTCCCCAAGCACCAGCCATTCATAACCTTACGATATTCTAATAATTGCTTGTGTATCGTTAGCGTTTGGAAACTGAATTGTAAAAGTTCCCGCAGTAGCTGTTTTATCTCCACCGAAGTCTAGAACCGCTACGCCAGAGTTTGAGTTTGACGTATTGTAAATCAAAGCTCCTCTTGCAGTTAAAGTTACTCCTGTAAAAGATAGGTCGTCAAAATCAACGAAAGCTGTTGTTCCGTTAACTGATACCAAGTTATTAGATAAAGCACTACCACCAGAAGTGTACTGACCAGTGTTTCCTACTTCATTCGAAGTTGTGAACGATGTAGTATCTGCACCAATAGACGCTTGTGAAGTGTATAGAGCTAATTTAAATACATCACCAGATGATGTACTAAAGTTGTTTTGTCCCAATAAAATGTCTTCTTTGAAAACATTACATATTGCGTTAGTTGTTATAGCCATATTATCCTCCTAAAAATTATGGCGATGGTGAAGGAACCTTAATTCTAGGTACTCCATCATCGTATTCTCCTCTTCTTCTTCTACCCATTTGTTGAAGAGCAAAAGCTTGTATACTCTCATCATACTTGGTTTTATACAACTTGTACATATCCATAGGGCCTTTTAAGTAAGAAAAAGCTTGTTCTAAAGTCCCATACAATAATAGGCCTTCTTGATATTTTGATATATAGGTTTCATTAGTTGAAGAGAAATGCTTAGGATCAATCC